TAGGTGGTCTAGTTACAGGAACTACTTATTTCGTATTGTCAATTGCTAACACATCTGCATTTACTGTTTCTACAACAGTTGGTGGTGCAGAAGTTGACTTGTCAGATGCAACAGGTACACCTAATGCGCTACAAGATACTACACTTCTAACTAATGATGCAAGTGCTAACCTCGCTGGTTCAGCATATGTATATGCAACTCCAGAAGCAGGTTTCATTGTTCGTCAGAAGGGCAAGACAAAGTACTTAGTAACAGGTGCAACAACTGGTCTAACAGCACAATGTTTCACTGCTAACGTTGCCAATACAGCGTTGACTCCAAACACAATGACTATTACAGCAACTTATGCCAACACAGCAACAAGTAAGGTTTCATCATTGAATGATTATAATTCAGAGGTGTTCCCAGCACAAGTAGCAGCAGCATCATTAGTAGCAGGTACAGTATATACCATCTATAACGCAGGTAACACTAACTGGACAGCAGTTGGTGCATTTGCTAATATGACTGGTATTACATTTACTGCAACAGGTTCTGGTTCAGGTTCAGGTACAGCAGTTCTTGCAAATGTAAATCCTGATGTAATCGCATCATTCAACTCAGCAATCGTTGCGAACGCACAGGCATCTCTACCACCTGTAGTAACTATTACAAACAGTTAATAGGAAATAGAAAATGCCAGCAGCAGTTAGAAAGAAATTTGAACAAACTGTTACAGATGTAGCAGTGTTGCAGTTAGAAGTTCGTAACCTTCATGACAAGGTTGATGAACTTAAAACTGATGTAAAAGACCTGCATGATTGTTTGGATCGTAATATGGCTGAGACTAGAGAATTTTTAAAAGAATTCCAAGAAGGTCAAACCAAACAACATGAAGAATTAGCAGACAAAGTATCTAGTATTGAAAAGATAAAATGGATGCTAATGGGCGCAGCAGCAATACTGGGCGCTACAGGTGTTGAGGCAGTTCAAATGTTTCTAACAAGTTGATAATAGTCAATATGACTAGTAAAAACGGGGCTTTATGCCCCGTTTTTATTTTGTGAGAGTTGCTAGTTTTTCTTTAACGATGTCTATATTGATAGTGCTAAACAGTCCGGGATGCATGGGTTTAGGATGTTGCCCATCTCCTATCCAAGCATAACCTACATGTTCATCATTTAAATCAGGAACAAATTCCTCATCTACGGCGCAGAAAAAGGTATGATACGTAAAATTATTATTGACAAACTTTTGGATTGGTATTAATTTTGCATCTTGTGGGAAATATCCAATTTCTTCAAAGCATTCACGCTCTAAACCCTCTAATAACGTTTCATTTTTTTCTATTTTTCCCCCGGGCACTCCCCAAGAATAGTTTGCATCTGATCTTAGTAGATATAAAAACCGCGCAGTAGATTTACAATAGAAGAAAAGTCCTGCGGAAATATTTTTCATTCAATAATTTTAACAGTTGTGAAATTAAAGTACAATACTGTAGTCGCCCTGATCGTACCAACCTTCATAGGACTTCATCCATTGCCCTTCTTGTTGTACATATCGGTATTGTATATTAGTCGTTAGATTGGTCACATACTGTACGGTTGTTGATTCGCTTGCATCAAAAGATACGGACCATGACATGGTCGCTGAACTAAATTGGATAATATCGTTTGCGCTTGCTACTAAATCGCCCCATGCAGCAGTTGGGCTACCTTCGCTACCTACATCTTCAACAATTAAATATCTGCGCCCATTGATAGGTCCTGGCAAACCGAAATTTGGACCTTGTGTGATTGGATTAATCACAGCATCTACAGGATCAAGGGTGTTTTGTGGTAATGTATCTTGGTCAATATCATATATTAAAATTCTATCATCTAACGGATCTTGTACGATAGTACCTACAATATCATCTTCCATGTAAGGGTTTTGTAACCAAATTTGACTAATGCCTGGTTTATACTTGCCATAAACGTTCAACAAACTTGTCCAATATAAATTAGTATTAGGAGGTACAGGTTCTTCTAAAGTAGAGTTAGATGGATTAAATGCTTCATTTGCAGGAAGTAACTGTAATCTATTACCTATCAATAATAATTTATATCCATATGGTGTTATCTTTTGTCTTGTTCCTAATAATAAATCTTCATCTTGTATATCTTGTAAAGCCTTGCCTTTGTAAATGCTTGCGATAATTTTGTGAACAACACCCATCTTTTTAAGTTTGCTGCTTGTGCTTATCCATATAGGTAAATAAAATTTCCAGCTCATCACATCAATAGGATTATTATTGCCGATCGGAATGCTACGTGAACTAAAAGTTAATCCATCTTGATAAACTACAGTTAGTGAAGTCCAATCAACGAAATTGTCAGTGCTTTGAATTTCAAGGCTAGGATTGAATAGTGTACCTAACTGCTCAATCAATTCTAATTTTTGATTATAGTTTGTAGTCCAAAAATCTACTTGCATTCTTAATGTATAAGGAACTGGCATTAATCTTTCAATCGTAAATGCTTGTCCTTGCACTTCTTCAAATGTCTGTGTTTCTTGATTATACTGTCTCTGTCTTACGTTAAGCCTGTCAACAAAGAAAGGCTCTTGTGTTCTACGTTGATCATATTCTAATCCAGTAATAAAGTAAGTAATGATAGGCGCACTAGGTAATGTGCTAGCACTATTATTTGCAATTATTGTTGAGACTTGCCTGCTTTGATCACCATACATTACAGGTACACGAACAAGTATATCATTGCCATTAGGATCTTTACCTTTAGTTACATACCAGTTACTAAAGATTTTTGCAAACTGTATCAAGAATCTGCGTATTTGATTATCGTAAAAAAATTGTGCCATGAATCACTCTTATGGTTTAGGTGGTAAGTTATCTGGTGCTAACTCAAGTATACTTGATAATGGTTGAGCAGACGGTATTAACTTCTCTTCATTATTGCTATAAATTACTGCCTCATTATTTATGAATTGTGATAACTGTGATTTATCAGTCGCGGTCATACCTGTTTCTGTTCTTACATTAGTAGAAATACGTATCCACAATTTTCCGTCCCAGCGATATAAAATTTGTGGACTATAATCAATGCGTAAGAAGTAATCACCTACTTGTGGATTTTGCGGGAACGCTATACCAGCGCCGCTTGGTAAACCATTAGGTGCTGTGCCGTCACCTGATAGATAACCAGTTTCATAACCAAAACTTCTAGGAGTTGATCTAACTATATATTGGAATGCAGGATCGCAGTCTGCGCGCCAATCCATTTCAGTGCTTATAGTTCCAGTAAACCCTGGCTGTGTAGGATCAGCATCAGCAGTCGCATATGTATTATCAGCAGTACCATATGGGCCAGTGATCGGGCCCATTGATTTTACTGTGAGTATTTTATCTCCTTCAATAAATCTTCCGCCGGATTTACTTTCAGGAGGAGGTGTTTCTATAACTTCTAAATGTGTTTGCACAAACTTATCAAGTTTATCGGACAAGTCTGTGTCTGCTGTCATATCCCAAATATTCTTTAATGCTTCTTTAGATACTCTTAGACCTATGTTAGGATTTTTGTATTTGTAATTACGCATGTAAACAACTGTACCAACAGTTGTGCTTGGTGCCCCTCCGCTATAAGTTACTACGCTTATAGGAGGTGCTGGTTGATTTAGTCTACCAGACGGAACGTTATTATTTTCATATACACCGTATGTTGGTACGACATACATCTTGCTATTGTCGTATCCTGCTTTAGGTAATATTCTTTTTGCTTCATCAAGTTGCGCATTATTGATTTCAATATTTTTGTTATATGTAGCAAGTATATCTTTAAGATTCTGATTAGGATCAAGTTCCCAATATGTAGGATTAGGAGGCTTTATGCCTGCAGGTACTTCAATCTTGCTGATATAGTTTTTGTCACCAAAACTTATAACATAGCCAGGTGGGTATACTTTGTTTGCGTCCCAATCTCCGAGATAATTGTCAGTATTGATTGGCTCTTTAAGTATATTGCTAAACTCTTGACTATCAATCAGTGGTTCGCATTTGATACGCCACAAGTGTGGATACCATGTCTGACTAAATCCTTCACTTGCGAAGTTTGCATCTGTGATCTGATAGAAACGTTTCAATGCTACTGGTATAGTTTCTTTCAATGGATTGTAATCAAGCAAGTGCGGTAGTTCTAACACATCTCCTACCATGAGTTTTCGCCCAATAATATCAATCATGTCGTTGTAATGTACGACAATAAAAATAATATCATTGTTTAAAAATAAACCAAACTGGCTTAAATCAAAATCTAAATTCTGTACATTGTATTGCCCACGTAGCCTGTAAATATTAGGATCATACTTTCTATCACGATTTTCCAAAAATAGTAAATCTTGTATCTGTGTAGGGTCTGGTGAAATGTATTGTGGTTGTGTATAGTCCGGACTAGGTGTCTGTGCTTCAGGGCCTAAATACTTGTGTATGTATAAATCTGTCCCGCCCACAGTTAGTGTTTCGGATATCGTTCTATCCAAGTATCTGTAATCATTCTGTTTGGTAGGGCTATATAGCGACAGTTTGGGCATAGTAGTATTTAGTATAAAAATCAATGACTTACAAAGGTATTGACTTTAGCCCTGTTTTAGCGTAAAATATATAAATTAGTGAAACAACGGAGTTGTCATGGTAAAGCACAAAGTAGAAATCAGAGAGTTGAAGCCTAAGGACTTTGACTTGAAGCACATTGGTCCCGAACCCAGTTTCAATGCTGATCTGGTTGCGACTGATTGGGAACTCGCTAAGGCGTTCAATTGGTATAATCACTTTTACGATAACAAGGACGCTAAAGAATTCATTGCCCAATATCTAGATGTTGCGGGCAAGCAACAAGTTGCTAAAAGCATACGCCGTGTCAATGATAGACACATTAAGACCACTTATGGTTGGCTTGCGCGTTGTATTCTGAGGGGAAGTGTAGTGTCAAACGACACTTTGAACAAACTTCAGAGTGAGGTTGATCGTCTTGTGTCATTCACAACGGTAGATACCTCTGACGATGAAGCCCCTACTAGCAATCGCCCCAACGTGCAGGAGATCATGCGTGAGCGTACTCAACAAGTTGGTGGTGAACTTGAGGGCTTGTGGGATGATTATCTGAAATCTGGTGCTGGTAAGGAAGGCATCAAGGCAATGGACTTGTTGTCTCAGCGCAACATTCTACCGCAGCATGTACCTATGTTGGTTAGTGCGTGGGAAGGCAAACTCTATGAGTATGAAGAGGTCCTTGCAGGTAAGGACGAGCAGTTGAATGAAGCCTATGAGCGTTTTGGTAAGGTTCAATTGAAGAACATTATCAATACTATTCAGACTGTCATCGCCGATCTCAATGCGTATATCAATCTCAAGAAGGCAGGTAAGAAGCCACGCGCTAAGAAGCCTGTGCCGGTCGAGAAGATCGTCAAGCGCCTCAAGTATCTCAAGACTTTCAAGTTGGAGAAACTTGAACTTGAGAGCGTGAGCCCGACTAAACTACATAATTGTAGTGAAGCGTGGGTCTACGACACTAAGAAGCGCAAACTGCATCACTATGTCGCAGATGAGTATGCTAAGAGCCTTAGCGTCAAGGGCAACACTGTAGTTGGTTTCTGTACTAAGGAATCAGAAATCAAAACTCTACGTAAGCCCGAACAGCAAATCAAGGAAGTGATGGGTAGCAAGCCGGCTGCACGTAAATTCTTTGATAGTATCAAGGCAGTTGGTGCTAAGCCTAACGGACGATTCAATGCTAACATGATCATCTTGCGGGCATTCTAAAAGATATGTATGACATAAGTATTTCAGGACATATGACTGAGCCAGAACTTAAAATTATTGAGTCCTGGTCTCAGTCAGTTCCGAAAAACGGAGTCATCGTTGAATTAGGATCTCATCAAGGCAGGTCTGCTTATTGTTGGTCAAAATCTTGTGACCCAAGTGTGAAGATTTATTGTATAGACAAATTTGAAAACGAAAAAATACCTAACATTTACGAAAACTTTAAAAGAAATACAAAAGATTGTGACAACATTATTGTGTTAAAAGGAGTTAGCCCTAAAAATATAAATTATCCCGGTGATTCAATTGATATATTTTTTATGGATGCTGCTCATACTAACCCTAACGACATTCAAAATTTTAATCATTTCCAAAAATTTTTTAAAAAAAGTTTCATGTTATGTGGGCATGATTACCATAAAAGTTTTCCTGACGTGATAGAAAATGTAAAATATTTTTCGTCCTTGTATAATAAAGAGGTACAGTTGTATCAGGGCACAAGTTTGTGGTCAATTAAAGTTTAAAAAACTATTAGAGGTGAATAATGAAAGGTGAGTTTAATCCAATCGAGGCACGTATGCAAACTATGATGACGGTTATTGATACCGCAATTCTATCTACTAATGATAGAAATGATCAACTCATGTTGGCATGCGCTATGCTACAACGTACAAGAGAAATCTTTGATGCTACGTTGGGTCCAAATGGTCGTAAAGAAATGTTTAAGGATTTAGTATGAGCCAGGTAGATTTAAACAAATATAAGCAGTTTGTAGAGGCAGTCACTAGCAAGCCTAGTCAGGACCTTACTGAGTTTATGGATAGGTTAGATCGTATTGATGCTAATTATGAAAGTTATGGTCCGGACGGTGAGTACATGCATGGACCAGATATCAATGTACCACTATTGCTTTGTGGTGCTATCGGTCTTGGTAGCGAGACAGGCGAGTTCCAAGAGATCGTAAAAAAGGTCGTGTTTCAGGGTAAGCCGCTCAATGAAGAAGCACACTTTCATATGAAGCGTGAATTGGGCGATATCATGTGGTACTGGATCAATGCTTGTCGTGCATTGGGCTTTGACCCCAATGACGTAGTAGCAGAGAACGTGAAGAAACTTGAAGCACGTTATCCGGGCGGCAAGTTTGACGTTTACTATAGCGAAAATCGCAAAGCAAACGATCTTTAATTTGAATATTATTCCCGATAAATAATACATTATCGGGAATTTTTATGGCTAACGATCCACTTTCAGTACCTACTAATCTTTCTTTACAAGAATTGAAAGAGCAGATGTTTAATAACTTAAGATTACGTTTAGGTGGTGATATAATTGACCTTGAATTAGATCCTCAGCACTACGAAGCATCTTACGATTATGCTTTAAAAGTTTACCGTCAACGTGCGCAGAATGCGAATATAGAAAGTTATACTTTGATGACGATCATTAAAAACGTAGACACATATACCTTACCTAGCGAGTTTATAAACGTTCGTGCTATATTCCGTAGAACAGTAGGTCTAGAGACTGGCCCTAGCAGCACAAGTTTTGACCCATTCAGTAGTGCTATTCTCAACACATATTTGTTAAACTACAACTATACAGGTGGTATGGCTACATACGATTTCTATGCAGGCTATGTAGAACTAGCAGCACGTATGTTCGGTGGTTATGTAACTTATACATTTAACCCTGTTACCAAAATATTAAAGGTCGTGCGCGACTTTAAAGGTACAGGTGAGCGTGTATTAATTTGGGCGGACGTGCAGAGACCAGAAATTGAATTATTACAGGATCCGGGTATAGGTGTCTGGTTAAATGACTTTATTTTTTCTCAACTTAAAATGATTATCGGTGAAGCGCGTGAAAAATTTGCTACGATAGCAGGTCCGGGCGGTGGAACATCATTAAATGGTACAGCACTGAAAGCAGAAGGCAAAGCAGATATGGAAAGATTGCTTGAAGATTTACGCCGATACCAAGATTATAGCCAGCCCTTAACTTGGATACAGGGTTGATTTTACTACAAATTATTGTTATACTTTTTATATGATAGTAGGTGTAGCAGGCTTTATAGGAAGCGGCAAAGATACCATTGCCGACTATTTGATCACGTTCAAGGGATTTAGGCGTATGAGTTATGCTGAACCCCTAAAGGATGCTATCGCAAGTATTTTTGGCTGGGAACGTGAATTACTTGAGGGTACCACAAAGTATAGCCGTGAATGGCGTGATACCATAGATACTTGGTGGGCAGAAAGATTAAGCATCCCACATCTAACTCCTAGATGGGTACTACAACAGTGGGGAACAGAAGTAGGGCGTAGGGCATTCCATGATGATATATGGATCGCAAGTATTGAAAATAAACTGCGTAGTGTCAAAGATGACATAGTGATAAGTGATTGTCGTTTTCCTAATGAGTTAAAAAGCATTAAACGTGCAGGTGGTATAACGATACGTGTTTCACGGGGTACTAATCCTGATTGGTATGATAGTGCTGTAGCCTTAAATAAGGGTTATTATACAGAGGGTTATCTAGAAGCCAGAAAAGTTTTAGACAATCTTGGAGTCCATGCTAGTGAATATAGCAGCGTTGGGTTAGATTATGATTATTACGTTGAGAACAATGGTACTATAGATGAACTTCATCGTAATGTAGATTTAATAATCAACAGTTAAGTCTCCTCGCTTCCAAGTTACTTCTTTACGTTTAACAATCTCTACGCAATTCAAACAGATTGTTCTTAAATTGTTGTGTTTTGAATTCTTAAGATTTCCGTCTATATGGAAAACTGTCATTTGAGTATTATATAAAGCCTTAAATCCACAGTTATCACAGACTGTTTTCTTTTTATAGCCTGCTTTTTCCCAATTTTTTTGTTTAGGCTTAACCTTAGGCTTTTTACTGCCGCATTCGTCACATATGCTCCTATAGTGACGAACATCGTTTTTTATATAGTTAACAGCACAAAAGTTCTTGTTACATTGCTTACAGATAGGTCTCACGTTGTATTTACTTAAAAACCTTTGAAGGTTTGCTAAAGTGCGCTTTTTTGCCAATTATTATAAATAATATTAAGCAACAGGGTAGTTACCCTCAAAATATAACGTAGGAATAAAAAAATGCCAACACTAATTTCACCGGGCGTATCAGTCACAGTTATTGATCAAAGTCAATATCTACCAGCCACAACAGGTTCAGTTCCCCTAGTAGTATTTGCTACTGCTTCAAACAAAGTAAGCGGTACAGACACTTCAGTAGCGGTAATGACCACTTCAGCGAATGCTGGAAAACTTAAAGAAGTCACAAGTCAACGCGACTTAGTAACTCTTTACGGTAATCCAATTTTCTACACAGACAATGGTACACCACTTCAAGGTTATGAACTAAACGAATATGGTCTATTTGCAGCATATTCTGCACTAGGTGCATCTAATCGTGTTTATTGCTTAAGAGCAGACATTGACTTAGCAAGCCTAGAAGGTTCAGCAACAAGACCAACAAGTCCAGTGGCTAACGGTTCATATTGGTTAGATACATCAGCAACAGACTGGGGCATTTATGAATTTAATGCAACTACAGGTAGTTTTTCACTAGTTGAACCTATCGTTATAATTGATAGTTCAAATATTAGTAATGGTTATCCTTTACAAACACTAGGTCAAATCGGTAGTTATGCTGTCAACGCACTTCAACTACCAGATACACCAAACACAGTGTTTCAATTTTTCTATAAGAATTATTTAAACACATGGGTAGCATTAGGATCAGCAGCATGGCGCATGAGTTTACCTGCTGTAGTAGGTACTGCTTCACCTGATACATTGACAGCAGGTAATACATTTACTATCACGATACCTGGTGGCGGTGCCGACACTACTACAACAATCACTGTTCCTGCAGGACCAAATAACACAGTGGCAAAAGTAAAAGATGCTATAAACAACTTAGGTTATAAAGATTTAAGTGCAAGTGTTAACTCAGCAGGCAGATTACAAATTTATAGTTATGATGGTATGGTAATAGCAGCCGGTACAGGCACAGTATTAGCCGATCTAGGTATCGAAGCAGGAGAATATAATTCTCCAGCATTCGAATACGGCACTGCTGCTCAACAACCATTATGGCAACAGGGTCAGGACGTACCTCGCCCAAGTGGCTCAATATGGATGAAGGTTGGTAATTCAGGCAATGGCTTCAACCCAAGAATGTTAGTATTCAATAGTACTACAGGTTTATGGACATCAAGAAATGTAAATCTAGCACTAAGTGATACACAGGCTACTAATGATCTTGATCCAACAGGAGGAAAAGCAATACCTGCTGGAACTCTATACGCTCAATATGATTCTGTAGATGTCACAGGTCCAATCTATTATTGGAGACGTTTAACAACCGGTCAAACTGTTGTGACTGGTTCAGTTATAAATCCTGAATTCAACAGCGGACCTTACTATTTGACAGTATATACATCACAAGCGAACTCAACATCATATCTAGGTCCTTATACAGTGACAATTAATGATAATTCAACTGTAGCGGACGTAGCAGATGCTTGGACTACTGCTGCTATACCTTATACTATAGCATCAGTTTCAACTGATGGTGCACTACAACTCACACATACACTAGGTGGCGAAATCAAAATAAGCGATACAGTTTATGCGACTGGTATATCAAATGGTTTCTTAGCAACAGCAGGACTAGTTGCAGGAGATGATGAAGGAGTCAAATTTGACGGCGTCAAGGGTCGCCAGATCACTACTGCTGCACAAACAAGCACAACTGGTGCAGGGTCCGGATTGACTTTAAGTGTATCTATGTCAGGTAGTCAACTACAATATGTGATTGATGCAATTGCTTCTGCAGGCTCTGGCTATGCAGTGGGAGACATAGTATCATGGGACGGTGACAGTGTAGGATTAGGCGGTTCAAGTCCTGATAATGACTTTGCTGTAGAAGTTACAGCAGTTAATGGATCAGGCGGCGTACTTAAAGTAGTATTATCAAACACTGCTACAAATGCTCCTAATTATCAATTCTATACACTATTAAGTAACTGGGTAGAATTTACATATGAAGCAAACGATAGTGCTCCAGTAAATCCTCCAGCACAAAATCAAAATTGGTTCTATTCACAAATCACTAACCAAGTTGATATCATGGTTAAAACTTCAACAGGTTGGACAGGTTATAAGAATGTACCTGACTTTGATTCAAATGGTTTCCCACTACCAAGCGGTAGCAACGAAACTGATCCAAATGGACCACAATTCAGTGCTTCAGCACCAACTACTCAAAGCGATGGCACCGAATTAGTGTATGGTGACTTGTGGATTGACACAAGCGATCTTGACAATTATCCATTAATCAATCGTTGGCAATCAGTCAATGGTGAAGATCAGTGGGTACTAATTGATAATTCAGATAATACCAGCGGCTCAGGTGTATTGTTCCAAGATGCACGTTGGAGCGGCACTGGTGCAGTTGATCCAATTGAAGATCCTATCCCAACAACTAAATCAATGCTAACAAGCGACTATACTGATTTAGATTGTCCAGATCCAGGATTATCACCAACAGGTATTTTGTTATTCAATACACGCCGTAGCGGTAACAACGTAAAACAATATAAATCAAATTATTTTACAGTTTCAGCATATGGCGATTTAGTTGATGTATACAGCAATTCTGCAAATTATGTTCCTGGAGACAGAGTGTTATTTTCACAGACATTTTATGTCTGTATAAAAGCAACTACAGGAAATGATCCAGAGGATACAACATATTGGTTGCCGATGGCTACTGGAACTTGGTACAGCGTATCAGGCTTACAATCAAACGGCGCACCTTATATGGGTCGTAAGGCTCAAAGAAATATGGTAGTAGAAGCATTGAATTCTGTGATAGCAAGCAATACTGCAATACGTGACGAAGATAACTTCTTCAACTTGATTGCTACACCAAATTATCCAGAATGTCAAGCAGCCATGATTGAACTCAATCAGGCACGCAACGATACAGGATATATCATAGGTGATACTCCATTGCGTCTACCAGAAGATGCTACAGCCATCAGAGAATGGGCAACAAACGCTGCTGGTGTATCAAGCACAGGTGAAGATGGATTAGTAAATCGTAATGAATACATGGGTCTATTCTACCCAAGCGGTACAGCAGTTGACCTAAGTGGTAACAACGTTGTCGTACCGGCTTCATTTATGATGTTGCGTACATTCTTACGTAATGACACGATTGCTTATCCTTGGTTCGCAGCAGCAGGTACATTGAGAGGTCAGATAGGCAATGCAACAAGTATCGGTTACTTAGATGCAGCAACAGGCGAATTCGTAGCAACTAAAACACGTATAGGTATACGTGATGTTTGTTATGAAAATCAAATCAATCCACTAGTGTTCTTTACTGGTAACGGTTTGTTAAACTTTGGTAACAAGAATTCATTGGATACTCAAAGCGCACTAGACCGTACAAATGTCTCAAGACTCGTGGCTTATATTCGTCGTCAATTGACTATAGCAGGAAGACCTTTCGTGTTTGAACCAAATGACGCCATTACAAGAGCAGGTATAGCAGGCGTAGTTCAGTCACTAATGATTGATCTTGTTGCGAAGAGAGGTTTATATGATTACCTAGTAGTCTGTGATGAGTCAAACAATACTCCAGAAAGAATAGATCGTAATGAGTTATGGGTAGACGTTGCAATTGAGCCTGTGAAGGCAGCAGAGTTTATCTACATCCCAGTACGTATATTGAATACAGGTGAAATAGGAAATCAAGCGTAAGAATATTGAGGCTCAGGTAATGAGCCTCAATTAAGATAAATAATATTATATTAGGAGATTTTACAAATGGCAACAGCCTCACAATCATTGTTTAACATGACAGTCGCTGGTGACAACGCAGGTGGTAACCAGGGCTTACTCATGCCTAAACTACAATATCGCTTTAGAGTTAACTTCATTAATTTTGGAGTTGACACAACAGGTGGTTTGTCATTAACTAAGCAAGTTGTTGATATCAACAGACCAACTGTACAATGGCAAGAAATTCCCCTACAAATTTACAACTCAGTTGTAAAAATTGCAGGCAAGCATTCATGGACTGATATCACAACTACTATCCGTGATGATGCAACTGGTTCTGTTTCTAAGGCTGTTGGACAACAATTACAGAAGCAAGTAGATTTCGTTGAGCAATCATCTGCTGCTGCTGGTCAAGATTATAAGTTTCAAACTAACATTGAAATTCTTGATGGTGGTAACGGTACACAAGTTCCTGCAGTTCTTGAAACATGGGAACTATATGGTTGCTGGTTAAAGACAGCAAACTATCAACAATTGAATTATGGTCAAAGCGATGCAGTAACAATTCAGTTAACTATTTGCTACGATAACGCAATTCAATCACCACTAACAAGCGGTGTTGGTCAAGATATTGGAAGAATCTTATCTGGTACTTCAACAACTGGTATAGGATCGTAAGTTTAGGAGCCTACAATGGCTAAAGGTTATTGGGCCCAGCAACTACAAAGTGCTGCCGGTGCGTTCTTCGGTACTCCGCAAGCGCCCGGCGGCATGTATTTTAAAGATTTCCGTCATGCTAGTAAGACGTTCGTCAGTGACAGTTACGCACTAGCACCTAAATATAAATTTTTATTTCACGTTGAGTTCGGTATTAATACTGAAAGCGTACAACCTTTCTGGGGAACTGAACAACCCAATTTCGGATTACTTGTAAAAGACGTTAGACTTCCTTCCTATAGATTCAATACAACAATTTTAAATCAATATAATAGAAAACGTTTAGCACAGTCAAAGATTAATTACGAACCTGTAGAAATAAATTTTCATGATGATAACTCAAACGTTATCAATAAATTATGGTATGCTTACTATACGTATTATTATAAAGATGCTGTAAAAGGTGGTTCATTAACAAATTCAACACCTAATACACCTAAGCCTTATGATAGAACTAGAAACATTTATTCTTATGACATGGATAGCAAACTTGATTGGGGCTATATAGGTGAATCTACAGGAACAGCAGCAGGAAGTAATGCACCGACATATGGAGTTAGTAAGCAATCATTCTTTTCTTATATAAAAATATTTGGATTCAATCAACACAAGTTCACACAATATACACTTATTAATCCAATAATAACTCAATTCGCACATGACACATATGATTACGAAATGGGCAATGGTATCATGACCAATCGCATGACACTAGATTATGAATACGTGCAATATGATGAAGGTGCATTTAATGGTGATGATACACCTGTTCCGCAAATGCCTTATTTTGCTGACGCTGCAAGTTATGATAAAGAATCAAGTCCAATAAGCATACCTGGTGCTAACGGCAAAATATTAGGCCCTGCAGGCATAGTAGATGGTGTAGGTGGATTTATAGGAAATCTATTAGAGGGCGATTTAGTAGGTGCAGCAAAGATTGCTGGTGCTACATATAATAATTTAAAAACATTTGACTTAAAGACAGCAGGGAAGTTAGAAGCAGAGAATTTAATTAAAGGAGCATTAGGATCCTTATCTGTAGGTAAAACTAGAAAGAAGATTGAGTCACCTAAATCAAATAATACAGGTTCTATTGATGATTTACAAGAAGTCACAGTAACTAGCACTAGAAGATCGACACCAACAGCAGGCACTCAAATTCCTCCTAAAGGATAACATATATGCTTTATGAAATTACAAAAAATACCTTAGATCAAACTGTTCAAATATTTGATGCTTTCTATAAACAAGACATCACAATAGGCGTAAATGAATATAATCAAGTCTATGCTTATTTTAAAGAAGTATGCGGCACCAAAGAAATAGCAGAAAATTTCACTTATGTTTTCTTTAAAATGGCACAAGATAATGGTATAAATGTCATCACATTATTACAAGAATTACAGAATCAATCTGTAAACAAAGTTAAGTTAAACCAAGTAATGGCATTTTACTTCAATAGTTTTAAGAGCAAAACAAGTTTATATGGCGTGATAGGAGCAGTAGAACCTAACTTGCCTGTTGCAAGAAATGTAGTAATTTAACATGGCTAACTGGGCTCAAGGCAAATATAAAATTCAAAATACAGGTAAGTATATAGGGAAAAACGTACCTAAATATCGCAGCGGTTGGGAATTAAGTTTTATGATGTTCTGCGATAAACACGATAGCGTTCTGCATTGGGCTAGCGAATCTATTCAAATACCGTATAGAAATCCTTTTACAGGCAAGCCTACAGTATATGTTCCTGATTTCTTTGTTTTGTACCAAGATAAAAACGGTATGCAAAAAGCAGAGATTGTTGAGATTAAACCTAAGAAACAAAGTTTGATAGAAAGCAGAGTAGCAAGCGCCAGAGATAGAGCAACAGTAGCACTTAATCATGCTAAGTGGGCAGCAGCAAAAGCCTATGCTAAAAAGATCGGAGTCAATTTTAGAGTCATAACAGAAGATGATTTGTTTTATAAGGGCAAACGAAAATAAATAATACATGACTAAGAAATTAGAAGAACTCTTCAACCTAGCAGCCCAAAATACTGATGAACAATTTGAACTACCTGAAAATACGCAGGAAGTAACAGAACAAGCATTGACTAACATAGAAAAGATTGAGCAAGCGTTACCTCAGGTCCGTGGACTAGAAAGCGCGGATACAGAAATGGATAGTCTTGCAGAATTAGCACAAGCCAGTTATAAAGATTTGATGGATCTAGGCATGCAAGTAGATAGCCGCTATAGCAGCGAGATATTCAATGTTGCGGGTACTATGTTAGGACATGCTATTACAGCCAAAACAGCAAAAGTACAGAAAAAACTAAAAATGATTGAATTACAGTTAAAGAAAGCAAGTCTAGACCAGAAATTGTCTGCGAACGAAAAGCAAATTGAGGCTACCCCTATAGGGGAGGGCAAAGTTTTAGATCGTAACGAGTTGCTAAAGACACTTTTAGATAAAAATCTGGAAAAATGATAAATATTAGATACGGGATTTATATATGAAGAATCTAAAACATTACATCGTGGAAAGCGTTCACTTATATGAAGTGACAATCAAAATAGCCGGAGAAGTTGATAAAAACTTCTTAGACATGTTTAAATTTAATCTAAAGAAGTTTGACCCGGTTGGAGAGATAGGAACTAAAACTTTACCTATCGCTAAAGACCCATATGGTTTTCCTGGTATTCACAACGAACCTGTAACATTATTAAAATGTAAGTTCCGTTATCCTGCTACAGAACCAATGGTTCAACAGTTAGCACAATTGTTAGGATATAATGTTAATTATGTAAGATTAGTTGATAGCAAATATGATGATAGCATCAATAAAGAACAAGAAGAGTATGCTAATCAGATGGAACATAGTCCAGTATTGACACATGAAGAATTAGAAGATGCAGGTGATGCTGCAAAGAAAGCAAGCAAAGATTATGGCAATTCTTACCTTGACAGTATAAAAGATCAGGCAAAAGATGGATTCCAAGGTAAAGATTTGCAATTCAATGCAAAACGTACTCCAGATAGTTTTGATCCATTCAAGCCTTACTTAGATGACAAATCAAGTAAGAGCCCTATGACGAACATCAAGCGCCCTGATAAACCTAAGACAGGTGCGATGGCGTAGGAACAATTCATGGATATCAAAAAAGTTTTACAATCTTTAACAGAACTTTCAGAGGCACAGATGCAAGTGCCTACAAAAGGTCCAGACGGAAAACCTATTCCAGGACAACCTCCTGTTCAATTAAGAACAAATTTTAGTGGTCCTGATGGTAATGCGTTGAACGCAGCATTAACAAGCGCAGTGCGTACAGGTGGTATCACAGCGATGGTCCCTGATAATCGCACAGAAACAGCAGCAAAAGTTGCAGCATTGGCTGCTGCTAAAAAAGCAGCGATGTCCGGTCAGAGTCCTAGCGTAAAGGAAGATATGATTGATGAGGATGACGGTGATACTGATCTAAGCATGTTAAGAAGAATGGCAGGATTAGCTGAGCAGGATGATGAAGAAGTAAAACCTACAGCAGGAGGTGCTGGAGATTTGAATGCTGGTAATCCTGCAGCAGGAGTAAGTACTGCTACTGCACCAACTACACCCGAACCACCTACTGCACCAACAGCACCAACATCGCCTACTCCTCCAGAACCACCTAAATCACCAAGTCAGCAAGATATTGAACGTCAAGGAAAAACTGGTGCAGAGTTAATGTACACTAGTGGTGGTCAATTCATGAATAAAAATGATAGACTAAGCCAAGAAAAAGTTGATAGTGTATTAGGAAAAAACGCAGACGGTACGTCAAAATTCAAGGCAGGAAGCGCAGCAAGTAATTTAGCATTAGCAGATTATTTTAAGAAAGCAGCACAAACAGCAAATACAGCACAACAAACTAATACAAGTAATACAACATCAAACACACAAAATTCTGCTAATGCTGAACCTGCTGCTCCAGCGGCTCCGGTTGAGCCTGCTTCCCCCGCACCTACTGCCTCTGCATCTACACCTGCACCTACTGCAACTGCATCACCCCCTGCACAACCAGAATTAAATGTAGGTGGTGTATCAGCATCTAACCCAGATGCTGTTGCTCAAAGCAGAGAAAAATTAAGTGATATCGGTGCTCAAGCAGCAAGTAGTGAAACTCCTGCAACAGTTACAGCAGAACCTGCAGCCAATGCACCTAAAGTTTCATATCGTGAAAGAGGTCCTAGAGGGTCTGTGCTTTCACGTAATAGAAATGTATCAGCAGATGCTTTTAGAAGAAACATGACTCGCGGCGATTATGGTCCGATAGATTTTACATTAAAAGATAAGGATGGCAAAGTTCTACGAAAAATCAAGCAAGGAGATCCAGAGTTCGTGAAATATTTAGATCAATATACTAACCGACTTAAAGAACAAGAAATGCTTGGTGAAAAATGGGCAGGAAATCCTAAAATCAATCAAACTGGTCAATATTCTGGAAAGACTATCAAAGAATTGCAGGATATGCTTAGTAAGATCAAAGCATCTGGTCCGCATGAAGAAGGAAGCACAGAGGATAAGCGTAGGAAGCAAATTCAATTTGCGATACGTGCTAAGAAAGATTGGAAAGACGGTGTTAATGAAGCAGAGATACCAAATCAAGGCGCAGACTACGGTGCTGGCTTAGGCGCAGGTCGCAGTGATACCGTATTAGAAAGTGAAGATATACTAGAAGATGTAGAAACAAGTTATCAAGTCCAAGATCCTGCAACAGGTAAGATAGAAAAAGTATCTCAGGAAAAATATGATGAACTTGTTAAGAAAGGCGAAATTGATGCAAACGTTCCTCTTGACTATGCCTTTAAGGTTAGAAATAAAAACGGCGAACTAGAAACAGTCACGTATGATAGCGACCCTGAAAGATGGGCTAGAATTGCAAGTAAAAATGCTGACTTTCTAGGTAATCTAAATACAAGGTTAGGTAGTGCTTTAGCAGGTAATCAACCTTCTTCAGCACCAGCAGCAGAACCTGCAGCAACAGAGCCTGCAGCAGGTGATGCAGAGTTAGATGCAATTAAAAAGAACGCCGGATTGCCGTCAGAACCTGCAGCACCAGCAGCAGCAAATGTTCAACCTCAATTGAATGTCGGTGGTGTTGACTCATATGATACTGATGCTGTCGCGGCTAGCAGAGAAAAATTAAGTGATATAGGTGCGCAAGCCTCAGATGAGCCGGCAGATGATGAAAATAAACCCGGCTGGTTTAGAAAACTCTTTAACATAGGTAAAGATGATCAAGGCTACTATTTAGGCACACAGCGCGGCAAAGATGTAAAACCAGAACCCGCAGCGACACAAAATTATAATTTTGATGATATTGATGCTTTAGTTGGATTACCTAAAGGAACTATCAGCGAAAAAGCACCTCCGGGACGCGAAAAACAGGTAAAAGCGTTAAAAAGAAAAGTTGATAACCCTTATGCTGTAGCGTGGGCTTCTTATAATAAATCTAAAGCAAAAGAATCTGTTGATTTTGACATAAATAATAGACACAAGGTGAATGAATCTATGAACTTCAAAAAATTAAAAGCAGCCTACCAAGAAGGCTATGCACATGGTTTAAGAGAAATGGGAAGCCGTTTCAAGCATTACGAAGATATGGAAGAAGCAAAGCAATACTTTGAAGGCTACAAATGTGGTCTTGAAGAATGCTATGGTTTACAGCCAAATCGCGGTCTTGTTGATGAACAATCAGCACAGGACGTTGTAGATAACATGGCAAGTTTCGGTGCTGAAGAAGGTTCATTAGCCGAAATGGATAAAACAGAATGGATGAAGCATAAGGCACAATCAACACCGGGCGATACATTCAAGGCATTTGGTCAAACATTTAAAGATAAAGAAGTTCTAGAAATGGATCAACTTGCTTTTGAAGCATTAGACAAAAAATTAAATGCATTAATTAACGAAGATGTAGAACAAACACCTGTCAACGAAGGTCTAAGCGTAAGCATGTCAACTGGACAACAAGGTAGTCCAGATAGTGTGAGTGTTACAGCAACAGATGATGATTCCGCTAAATTATTAGATTTCATCAAACAAGTAGGTCTAGGCGGATTAGGTGGTGCAGAAGGAGGAGTCGTTAGCGCAGAACCTGCAGTAGCAGTCGTCAGTGATTACGGCGGACCAAAATTTGCTGGACACGGAGATGACATGTCAAGTTTGTTATCAAAACTAACTGGTATCGAATCCGCAGAAGATAACCATGATCACGATCATGACCATGCAGAACCTTGCAACGAATGCGGAATGATGGAAGCAAAGTGCGAGTGCGATAAAGAAAAAGTAAAAGAAACACAAACAGTAGACCAAAGCGAAGAAATGGTAGCCGAAGATGACGGCGAAGGCACAATTCAAGCAGGCGCACAAGAAGCAGAAATTAATGCTAGCATGCCAGCAAGGGGCGGCGCAGTAAATGAAAGCGTTGAAGTCATAGAACAACAAAAAAAAGACGATGACGCAGTAGATGCTGCAGGTCCAGTTGATTATGAACCTGAGACTGATATGAAAGATATGCTAGGCAAATTAGATGATATCAGTAATAAATCAGACAACTCATTTTCAAACACTTCATCATATGAAGTAGATGGCAAACCTGCTACTCAAGATGAATATAACAAGGCTATTGCTAACTTTAAGATGCCATCAATGCCAGCAATGCCAGACATGTTAGGCAACAATCCTGCTATGTCAAATATGCAGACAAATTTTGCTGATATATTCAAAAATATGCAGGGGTTGTCAGGTTTCTCAAAAGGTATGGCTGGAAGATTAGGTAATATGGGTAACATGGGCCAGGGTGATGAAAAATACATCACACTTCCAAACGGCTCAAAAGTAAATATGAAAGATTTTGATCAGTATATTTTACCGCCTGTAGATGTAACATCAAAGAGAGCAACTCCAAAAGATCAAGACTTACCCGGTGACAGACAACTAGGTGATTTATTAAATCTATCAGGTGCTAATACATATGATGAATTAGCAGCATGGTTAAAGAATAGAGGTCGTCCTGATGATCTACAACCTGTAACTATTCAGTCAAAAAAGAAAAATTTTACCAGCACTATCCCGCCTGGCGAAGATGAATTACAACCGGTTCAAGTAACTGGTAAGCGTGTGCCGGTACCGGGCGACGATGAAATAGTAGATTCAGATATGGAATCAATTAAAGCACAACTTGATGCAATGATGAAAGGTTTGGGTCCTATAGGCAATGTTATGGAAGAATCAACTGCTGAGAAGGATGACAAAGCAGAAGTTGCTGCTAAGAAAGTCGCTAAAGATATTGAATATGACGAAGGTCATAAAGGTAAAGACGACAACCGTGCTGAAAAAGCCGGGAACGAAGTGAAGAAAGACATTGAATATGATGACAAGAAGGATAAGAAACTTGATGAATGGGCAAATAATGCTGGTCAAAAAGGCACAGATCAAGCATTTGAACGTGACATTGAGTTCATGACTAAAGTGATAGCAGGTGGATTAAACAAACCTAAAGCAACTGGTCAGACAACTATTCCTGTTATTGCCGGTCAAGAAGCAAGAATAGGCGACGAAGATGTGCAAGCCTGGAAAAAATTAGCAGGACTACAAAAATAAACTTAAGGAAACTGAAGTGAAGATGCCCGGTTAATAGCCGGGCATTTTTTTTGGTATGTGCTTTGTCCCCGAAACGATAAATACATGATAACGGGTATTTTTATAAATGGCACAGAGAAATATAGATTTCGGTAGTTTTCCAGACGATCCAGATGCAGATGCCATACGATCTGCGCTTCAAAAAACACAAGAAAATTTCACGGAATTATTTAATACGGTTGGTAACTCCGGCGTTAGCTCAATTAACGTTTCTAAACAACCCGGCATAACTGTAAATCGTAGCACAGGCAATGTATTACTTTCTAACGATTTCTATCAATTAAAAGTAAAAACTACTTCTTTAGGTCTTGGTCTATCAGCAGGTAGCGAATTAGACGCGGTTACCATAAGTTCAGGTTCATCAAATTTATATGTAGATTTATTAGACAATACTATTATCAATACCTCATTAAGAGTAGGTAGTGTTAGCCCCGGTGAAGCAAATGTTTATATTGAAAACGGAACAATAACAGCATCAGGTAATATTGATTCAGCAGGCAACATTTCAGCAGTAGGAAACATCTCTGCAACTTATTTTTTAGGTAATGGATATTATTTAACAGGTATAATCGGTGCTACCGGTTCAGGAGCCACAGGTGCAACTGGCGCTACTGGTCCTGCAGGTGCGACTGGTCCTGCAGGTGCGACTGGTCCTTCGGGCGGACCTACTGGCGCAACAGGGCCAGAAGGCAGTACAGGTCCAATAGGTAATACAGGTGCAACTGGTATAGGAGCTACAGGTCTAACCGGTGCTACTGGCACAGAAGGTGCTACTGGTCCAACTGGCCCGCAAGGTGCTACTGGTCCAACAGGCCCACAAGGAACTACAGGTCCAGTTGGTGCTACTGGCGCCACCGGTGAAGCAGGCATAGTAGAGGGTCCTACTGCACCTCCACCCGGAGATTACTTGTGGCTTGATACATTAACACCCGGGATAAACGGCCCAACAGGTGCAACGGGTGCGACTGGTCAGAACGGTCCTACTGGAGCAACTGGTCCAACTGGTGCTACTGGTGTGGGCGCGACAGGATTGACAGGACCAACTGGTCCAACTGGTGCTACTGGCATTCAAGGCGCTACAGGTCTGACTGGTGCTACAGGAAGTTCAGGCACTGCTGCAGGTAGTAATACAGAAGTTCAGTTCAATGATGCGACATCATTCGGTGCAGATGCTAACTTAACATTTAATAAGACAACTGGTTCACTAAGTGTAGGTGGTAATTATCTACGAAGTGTACAGACAGGAATAAGTGCAGCCGGTTCAACACAAGGTACAGGTACAGCGATCACAAAAGATATTAACGTAGTCAGCACAGTAAGTGCTGGTCAAGGTGTTGTATTACCAACAGCGATAGCAGGTATGGTAATCATAGTGAATAATACAAGTGCTACAAATTTAAATGTATATCCTGCAAGCGGTGCAGCAATTAATAGTTTAGCAACTAACGCTGCATATACACATGTAGCAGGAGCAAGTTTACAATATTACGCAATAAGTTCAACACAGTGGTACACAGTTGGAGCAAGTTACGCATAAATTATAGGACAATAAATACTAAGAAATTATGAGTCAATTAAAATATTACGATTACGGTTCTAGTGGATGGGTCCCTCTTGCTGCAGGCGCAGTAGGTGCTACTGGTCCACAAGGAATAACTGGTGCTACTGGTCCATCAGGTGGTCCAACTGGTGCTACTGGTCCACAAGGCGCCACTGGTCCTTCGGGCGGACCTACTGGCGCTACTGGAGCGACCGGTATTCAAGGTGCCACCGGATTAGGAAGTACCGGTGCTACAGGTCTAACCGGTGCGACAGGTGCTACAGGTCTAACCGGTGCTACTGGCCTAACAGGTGCTACTGGCGTAGCTGGTGTCGCACAAAACGTATTGTATGTAAGCAAATCAGGCAATGACGCCAATAGCGGCACAGATTTGACACATGCTAAATTAACAATCGCATCAGCAGTAACAGCAGCCAATGCATTACAAGCATTGAATCCAACTGGCGTGACTGTGATCATGGTTAAAGCAGGTGATTATACTGAAATAAATCCTATTTCTTTGAGTTCAGGTGTTAGTATCGTAGGTGATAACTTACGTGCGGTAACAGTAAGACCAGCAACACCAACAAGCGATATCTTCTGGGTTCGCAATCGTTGCTATATAACCGGTATGACATTCAGAGATCATCTAGATCCAGCCGCTGCTGTAGCATTTCCAAGCACCGGTGCTGGCCCAATTATAACTAGTCCATACATTCAAAACTGTAGCAGTATCACAACTACTGGTGCAGGTATGCGTGTAGATGGCAATTTAGCAAGTGGCTTGAAGTCAATGGTTCTTGACAGTTATACTCAATTCAATCAAGGTGGATTAGGTATACACATCACTAATCAAGGTTATGCACAGTTGGTAAGTATATTCACTATCTGCTGTACAGCAGGTGTTAAGTGTGAAAATGGCGGTACTTGCTCAATCACTAACTCAAACAACAGTTTCGGTGATTATGGATTATGGGCAGAAGGCGTAGGACCTACATTGTATACTGGAACATTAGTATCTAATACACGTACCACATTAACAGTTAGTGGATTAAGTGTACGTCCAGCAGTTAATGACGCTGTATTGTTAACTGATGGGGTAAGCACTCAGTATATATTAGTACGTGAGGCTACGGCACTGGCATCAGGTACAAGCGTTATAACATTTAGTGAAACATTAGAGTTTACACCTACACCTGGCGCTGTTAATTTCTTGCAGATATCTTTGATATCAGCAAGTGGACAAACGTTTGAATATGTTGGAACTGGTACCAACATTTTAACAGCAACTCCAAGATTAGGTGGCATCCCAATACAAGCGAATGAAATTCGTCAGACTAATGGCGGAAGGGTAAATTATACAAGTACTGATCAATTCGGTGATTTTAGAATCGGTGACGGACTATTGATTAGTGAAGAGGCAGGCGTGATCGAAGGAGAAACTTTT